GTGAAGGTCACATTGCCGCCAGACCTGCTGAGACCGGAGTAACTGAGCAGCTCCGTGCCCACCAGCAGCAGCGCCTCGCCTGCGGCCACCTGGCTCGGGCTCGGACTGTCAATGTCCGCCGGCAGCGTCATCGCCAGGGTGAGGCTCGACAGAGTTGCCCCGTCCCACTGCGGGATGTCGGCGGGCAGCACCCCGCTGGCCATCCAGCCGTACAGGGTGTCGTCGCCAGTCACCTTGTAGCCGGTGTGGTAGGTGTTGGGGGCGGCAGCGCCAAAGATCACACTGCGGGAGTCCAGGCGCCGCAGGTGGTAGGGGGTCTCCATCAGCACGGCCCGGCTGATCGGCAGCGCCTTGGCGCCAACGGCCCCACTGCCTCCGCTGGTTGGCGGGGTGAAGGTGTTGGCAGCAGCGGCAAACACGTCCTCGACGGCGTTCACCGTGGGGTAGGGGTCTCCGCTGCTGCCAAAGTTCACCTCGGTGACCCGGTAGTAGGCCGAGACGGACGGTCGCTGCCAGGTGAGGTGGAAGGGCTTCCCGACACGCAGCAGCGCCAGCGTGCGGTTGCCCTTCACCTGCACCTTGGACAGTGGGTAGCTCAGGGCGCGCAGGCTGCGTGTTGCCGCTTCGGTCGCCACGGCAGCAGAGGTGAACCCAGGACTGTCGATGGTCTCCAGGTCCACCGCGCCGCCGAGCGCCCGCACCACGGCCGAGTTCTGGGCCATCACGCCGCCGGTCTCGTAGTTGCGCTCGGGGTTGGTCCATGTGACCTTCACCGTGGACTTCAGGTCCACCCAGGAGATGCGGCTGATCTCCACCTCGGACACCTCGTCAGCAGTGAGCGCCAGCGCGCTCGACAGATCGCCCTCGCGGATCAACTGGATGCTGATGAGACCGGTGGCCGGGTCGTCGTAGACCACGCCATCCAGGTAGCGCAGAAAGCCCTGCACCACGCTGTCCAGGTCACCGGGGCTGCTCAGGGTCACCGAGACCCCAAGGCCCTCGTCGTAGGCCACCAGCGCCGCTGCCTGCCACTGTGCGGTGTCGATCTGGTCGGTTGGCACCGCCGCACCCCAGATCGGGTTGGTCAGGACATCGTAGAGCGCGCAGACCACATTGCTGTCACGGTGGCTGCCTACCACATGCTTGCCGCCCAGCACCCCCAGACCATTGGGGCACCGCTCGGCCAGCAGGCTCATGGACTTCAGGCGGCTGCTGGTGCCGATGTAGCAGTCGTGCAGCATGGCGTAGCACACGCGCCGGTAGGCCGGGAGCGCCGTGTTGACCAGGGTGGTCATCTCCACGTCGGGGTTCTGCGTCGTCGTGCCCTTGTAGATGCGGACGTTGCCGACGACGCCGCCCTCTTTGTCCTCGCCGCCGAACAGGTCCGGGGAGTTGATCGCCACGTCCCAGTAATCCGTCGTCTCGGTCCAGGTGGCCCCCTCGACCACGTTGTCCTCGAAGCGGATTTCCCTCACGTCATCGACCGGACCCATGCAAATGCTGAGTTGGGCGGTGAGGCTGTATTTGTAACCCGTCGTCACCCCGGATTGGCGGATGGGCTCATTGTTCAGCCCGCCGTACCAACTGACCGACTGGCGGCCCGTCAGGACCGAGCCGAATATCACTGGGACTGTGGCACCCTCGTCAATGTTTGGCGCATCGGCTTCACCTGACGGGTCGAGTGGGGTTTGATCGACATCGGTTGCGAACAACTCCCGAGTGACCAGCGATACCAATACCGCCCAAATGAACTGTGCAAGGAACGGCATTACGCACCACCCTCGGAAACACCCTGGAAGAATGTGGCTCGGATAGTGACATCGGCCCCAACGCGAACCAACCCCGTGCCGGCGTCGCGCACCCGGCACGGGAAAGTCATTGTCACCGGCGAACTGGTGGCATTCTGCGTCGCACTGAAGGTCGCGGTTTCGTCGGCCGGCATCCAGCTCCCAATGTTGTCAACCGCAGTGATCGAGCCGTAGCCAAGGGTCGGCGTCAACACGCTGACCTCGTAATCTGTCAGCCAGGCCCTGTCGTCGGCCGGCGGCTTCGGGTTGATCCACGCACCACCGGTGGCCACGCCAGATCCATAGACCGCGCTGAGGGCGTAACCGACACCATTCACCCAACAGGTCAAAATCCCACTCGGCTCGAAGGTCACCCCCATCTCAATTGGGTAATTATAAGCCAGTTCGCTGCCGATGCCAAACTCGACATTTATGGTCTGGTTGCTGAGGACGAGAGAGTAACCCGTCCCGGTATCGTCAGTATCGCCAGGGTCCGGCACGTCGGGCACCCCCGTTTGGTAGTAAGCCGACCGGTTGAATGGGTTGATGCTCGGCAGCCGTGGCCACCCGAGGTAATTGTCCAGGTTGCTGAATGCTGAGGCGCAGTACGCCTCTGTCTTTTGGCAGCCCGGGAACAGGTAGTAATCCTCGGCAGTCGCACTCAGCTCAGCCCATGGCAGCGCCAGCAGCAACTGGTCGCCGGCGTGCTCCTCGACGAACCGGGTCTCACCTGTGGAGGCGCGCTCGACCCAGCCGCCAGAGTAGTAGCCGTCGTCCTGGCTTGCTGCGGCCGACGCGGTGAGGGTGCGCTCGCTCTGGCTGGCCGAGGTGAGGCTGAGGGTTACTCGGTATGTGTTGCGGTCTACGCCGCACCCAGTGCCTCCCCACTCCCAGTTGCAGCCGGCCTGGAAGGTGAGCCACGGCACGCGGCGCTTGGACACCAGGGCGTAGCGGCTGCCGCAGGTCAGCGTGGCCTTGGCGCCGGCAAAGCTGACGCCCGTCACCAACCCAACGAAGACCTGCTGCTCCTCGTCGTCAGTGTCGCCGCGGTGCTTCTCGCGGATGACCACCTGCACCGGCCGGCTGCTCAGGCCCGCCAGCATGGCCACAGCCACGGCGTTCTGGTCGCCCACCTCGATGCTGGTGGTTGCCCCCACATTGCCGGCGCTCTGCGAGATGTCACCGTGGGAGATGGCCTCGGGGAGGTAGTCACCCTCGGCCGCCGGGGCGTTGGTGAGGCGCCAGGCCAGGCTGCTGCCCGGCACGGTGAACTCGTACAGCTCGATGGGCGCACCGCTGTCCGTGCTGAGGTCGTTGGACTGGTAGGTCATGGGTAGGTCCAGGGCGACGTGTCGAGGCTGTAGGTGCTGGTGGTGCGGACGGCGCGGCCGATGACCAGCCGCAGTTCGTCGAGTTGGCCGCTGGACGAGCCGCCACCCCAGTTCGGGGTGGGTCCGAGGAAACCCTGCAGCGCATTGAACACCGTAATCTGGCCAGCGCCCGCCGGAAGGCTGGAACTGATTGAGGGCTGACTGTAGACCACCGCACCGTCCAAGTAGATCCTGAACGTGATCAGGTCGTCGGTCATGGCCATGGCAAACCACTCGTCGTCGGGCAGGGTGAGGTAGTCGCCGGCAGTGGACCCTGTTCCGCCAGGCCCCCAAGTCACCCCCGTGTCATAGGCGTGGCTGACAGAAAAAGTGAAGTCGCGGACTCCAACCGCCGGCTCCGAAGGCCAGTAGTTCTTCGACAGCACGGTCATGCCGCCCCCTGCTGGAATCTTGGCCCGAAACTCCAGTGCCCACGGCAGCCCGCTGAGGGTGAACCCGGATGTCCATGGCGCCACCAACCCCGGGTTGCCGCTGTGAGTTGCCGCTTGGTCGAACACCCCAGTGCCATAGGTGGCCGAGCCCACGGTGAGCGAGTTGCCGGACACGGCATCGACCAGGTCGCCGTCGAAGTGCAGGAGCAGCTTCACGGTGGCGTCGGCGCTCGGGTCGGGGATCGGAGTCGTGCGAATGCTCAGCGCGGCCTCGGCCACATCCCGCGTGTGGTGGGTGATCTCCAGGGCGTCCGATGCCAGCCGTGCCGGCTCGATCAGCCGGGCGCTGGTGGGCATGCCAGAGGGGGCCGAGGTCAGCGTCGCTCCATCGGCAGACCAGGTATCAACTGCGTATGGCACGCCGTCCAGCAGCAGCCCGGCATACCGACCGCTGGCGTTGGCGATGGGGGTCGCGAAGGTCACGTCGGACCCGGCCACGCTGGCGATGGTCACATCAACCAAGGGGCTCGCCGCGTAGAAGCCGACCGCCGCGCCGCGGTGCGCCCCAGCAAACCGCCGCATCGCCGCCTGCTGCTCGTCGCCCACCAGCAGCACCCGCTGGCCCCACTGATGCGCCGGCAGGTCCGACGCAGCTCGCCGGCTCCAACCGCCGGAGCCGGGGTCGAAGATATCCAGCGCCTGCTGCACTTCCAGTGTGATCTGCTCGGCCCAGTTGTGCTGACCCCACCAGAGCGCCTTGCGCGGGTCGGAGGCGTCGGCGTCACCTGGGAACACCAGCGGCCAACTGCCACCCTCCGGCACCGCATTTCCCAGCACGGGGTCGGCGGACCACAGGGTAGCAATGGTGGCCACGGCGGCCGATGGGGCCGACACGTTCTGCGAGTCGCCCAGCACCGCAAAGTAGAGGGGTACGACCACGCTGCTCGCCTGCCAGGTGCCCGCCGGCTCGGCCGCCAAGGTCAGTGTGTCGGTGCCGACCGTGAGCACCTCCACGGGCTCGCAGTCGGTCGCAGAGCGCCACAGGAGCGCCCAGCCGCTGCTCGGCCACAGGGTATCGGTCGCGCGGTCCAGCGCCAGCACATCCGTGGCATTGGCGGTCAGCTTGGCTGTTGCCCACCACGCCGGCACCGCCCAGGTCCCTGTGCGCCACGAGGAGAGCGCCTCCAGCAGCCGTGGCACCTCGGTGTGGGTGATGTTGCTGCTGAAGCCGAAGTAGAGCCGCGGCCACCGGCGCAGTGCCCGGCGCTGTTCCTTGCCGCTTTGGGTGCCAGCGGTGGCCGTGCGCCACTCCAGGCGCTCGGAGATGGGGGTCTGCCAGTTGGCAGCCCACGGCCACACCAGGGCGGGCTCAGTGGGCTGCGACTGGCCGAGGAGGAAGGGGGTCATGACTCGGGAGTGTACCGGCGCACTTTGTCTCCGAACACCTCATTGCGGTGCACCTGGCTCACCCGCTTCCATTGCTCCGGCTTGGCCCCGCGAACGCATGTCGCTTCGCCGCAGTCGCGTAGGGCTGTCGGCGCCCGGGCCGACTCATCGCGCACCAGGGGGCCGAGCGTCATCGGCATGGGGTCGGTGGCGTCGAGCTTGGTCAGGTGGTCAAACTTGCGGATCATCTCAGTTCTCCAGGGTGAGTTGGTGCACGGTGTCGTCAGCCAGCCCCTGTCCAACAATGGTGCCGGTGGCAGCGATGATCTCCAGGATCGCCCGGCCGATGCACTGCCGTTGCTCTGGTGACAGGTCGTCGATCAGTTGATCGTCCCCACCGCCCTCGTCATAGAGAGCCTCCTCCAGGTACTCGACCACCATGTCGGCAACGTGCCCCAGCACACCGGTTTGCTTCCGCAGGATCTCGACGCCGGGTACCAGCCGCGCGATGCGCACAGTGTGGGTCGTCCCCGGTTCGTACTCGGCGGCCAGCTCATCGTGCGCCGAACCGAGGGCGTCCTCGGGGGTCGGCTCACTGCCGCGGTAGGTTTCCCCACCGTCCAGGCTGTAGGCGTAGGTCATCGTTCAGGCTCCACAGGAAAACCGTTCTCGTCTCGCGTCTGCCATCCGTAGGACAGCGCGTGTGGCAGTAGGCGGCGGTCTAGCCAGCGCGCCACGTCGGCCGGCAGCGCGGCCTCCCACGCCATACGTTCGGCCTCCGATCTGAACTCATACAGCACCCAAATCTGATCCCCCATCGTCTGGGGTATCCAAGCACCGCGCAAAGCGTTTGCCGGAACAACTGGCTGCAAGTAGTCTCGCGGCGGCTTACGAACACATTCGTATAGGTCCACACGCAGTGCCGCGATGCGGTCTATCTGGTAGGTCATTCAGCACCCCCTCGCGCGGTCAATGGCTTCGTCCATCGCGTCTTCCGCCAGCATCGTCTTCCTGTTGCCTGCGCCGTCGGTGGTCCAGACCTGCGGCAGCCCCCCGCGCTGGTTGTAGCCGGCCCAGGACTCGTTGCGCAGCCACCTGTACCGGAGCGCGTCCTTCCTGGCGATCTCGACCTCCGCTGTCAGTTCAGCCACCTGGGCCTGCAGCCGATCAACATCTCGGTCAGTCGGATCCGTCAGAGGCTCCTGCTCCGGCTGCTCCAAGCCACGGGCACAGGTGGCGCACAGCTTGGCCCGCTCGCATGTCTCACCGCATTGGTTCGTCGGTGGGGATTCCAACCACTGGTCTGCAGCGGCGATGGCGACCCGTTGTGCGCTTTTGAACGCTTCATCAAACGTTGCGCCCGGGCACTCCAAGCAAAGAATAATCATGTGGGATCTCCTAGCGGTTGATGACCCCAACTATGCCTGCTACTGACGGCCGTGTCAACTATTTGACGCCGAGCATTTTGCGCACTGTCTCACGGTTGCTGCTGACGGCGTTGAGGAACGCCTTCTCCCCCGCGGCGCTGGTGAGACCCTGACTGACCACCTCGGTCGGGTCGATCGTGTTGATGATCTTGATCTGAGGCGCGGCAGCCGGTGCAGCGGGCATGCCAGGGCCAGCGGCGGCGCCACCGTTGAGGATGTTGCGCGGGTCGTTGGCGGCCAGTACCTCCTCGCGCTTTTTGAGCACGGCCATCACCTCATCGCTGCGCAGACCGAGGCCGGCTGCACCGGTGTGGTATCGAGGTGCTGACGCCACCGCGGCCGACAGCGCCACTGGGTTGAAGGTGCGGGTGCTGCGGTGGTTGCCCTGCCCGTACCCCACCAGCGCCCCGACGTGGGCCGTCGGCACCATGACCGGGGAGCCAGACATTGTGGTGCCGCTCGTACCGACGCCCCCGCCGAACAGGTTGGCCAGCCACGACCCCGCAGCCCCGCTGGATGCCGCCTTGAGCGCCTCCCGCACGGCGTTGGCCATGCCTGCTGCCGCCTCGTCCGCGAATGCCTTGGTGAGGCTGTCGGCCAGCGATTTGCCGAACGCACGGAACCAGTCGCTGGCGTTGGAGCCCTTGCGAGTCATCTCTTGGATGAGCCCCGTGGTGGCTGCGCCGGCCATGTCGGCCAGCTTGTCGATCACCAGGTCGGTCTGGGCGCCCAGCTTGACGATCTCCACCTGGATGGCCCGGTAGGCAGCCGAGCCGGACATGCCCATGTTGCGGTACTGCTCAGCCAGCAACTCCAGGTCGGCCAGTTGCTGGCGGTTGATCTGCTGCTGGGCGGCGGCTTGTCCAAACGGCCCGAGGCGCGCAGCCTCGACCGCGGCTTGCGACAGGTTGCGGAGGTGCTCCTGTTGGTTGACCACATCCTGCAACTGGGCGGTCTGCACACGCAGCTCGTAGGTCTGCTGTGCGATCACCTCGGCACGCGCACGCTCCTCGCCGGTCAGCTTGGTGGCGGACTCCAGCAGCTTCACGTACTCCGTGCGCGCCTCCAGCGTGTCCGCCGTCAGCGTGTCGCCGCGCATGCGGTCCAGTGCAATGCTGGCCTGTTGGAACTGCTCGCGCACCTGGCGGATCGCATCAACCGCAGCGCGGGCGTTGGCACGCTGGTCCTCTGCCGACTTGTTGGCTGCGGCGGCCACCTTGTTCCAAGCGTCCTCGATGGCCTTGGCCGCCTGCGGATCCTGGGCACGGGTGGTCTCCAGCAGGGCAATCTGGCGCAGCAGGCCGTCCACCTCGGCCCGCTCTGCAGCCTGCGCCGCGGCCGAGCGCTGGGTGTAGTAGCCCTCGATGGACAGCAGGTTGTCCTGGAACGCCTCATCCACACGTTTGAGGCCCGCCTCAATGTCGGCCTTGGCCTGCTCGATGTCGCCCTTGATGGCCTCGATAGCCGCCTGGTTTGCCGCGCGCAGATCCTTGACGTTGGCCTTGGGGGTGTTGGAGCGCACTGTGGCAGCAATGAGGGCGTCGAGTTTCTTCTGCCGCTCGGCAGCCGCGGCAGTGTCCCGCTTGGCCAAGGAGTCGATCTCGTCCTGCAGTTCCTTGTACTGCTCCCGGGCGGCGCCCAACAGGTCGCCCCTCTTCTCGGCAATCTTCTGGTTTGCGGACTTGAGCCCCTTCTCCAGCTCGTCGTCGATCTTCTTGAGTGCCCCCGCCTGCGCCTGTCCGGCCAGCTTGGCTTGCGCCTGGTTGGTCGCGGTGTACTCCTGCCACGCCTTGAGTTGCCCAGATGCATCCGCGCCACGGCCACCGCCTGCGGAGGGGGTCACCGGCGCGGCGGCAGGCTTCTCGTCGAGCCCCATGCCCCACGCGAGCTTCACCTGTTTCACCTGCTCTCCGAGGCGAGCCATGGCGCCGCGCGCCTGCTCAATCCACTCGGTCGGGCTGCTGACGGTGAAGAGGGCGAGCAGTTCCATGACGGCCCCCGTGACCAGCACGATGGGCTCGTGCACGGACGCGAACGCCTTGTCTAGGGCGGCCAGCGTAGCCACGGCAGCGAGGATCCACCCGACCACCGGAATGCTGCCGAGGAAGGTCAAGGCACCCGTGAGATTGGCAGTGCCTGCGGCGGCGAAGTTTGACCAGGTGCCGGCAGCAGCCATGGCATCGGCGATGCCGTAGAGCCACTTGATAGCCTTGTGCCCAACAACCAAGCCGAGGGCGGTCAACAGGGTGTCCATGTGCTCCACGGCCCAGATGACCGCCTTGGTCAGCGCCGTGAATGCTGCGCCAAGTGCCTCAACGCCGGCCTTGAACTCACCATTGTTGGCCGCGGAGGTGAGAGTCTCCAGTGCCTTGGTGACGGCGTCCAGGAACCCGGTGTCGGCCAGTTGCAGCTTGAGGCGAGTCAGGGCGTTCTCGAAGCGCGCCTGCGCCTGCACGTAGCCGTCCTGCTGGCCCCCGAGCCCGGCGAGCTTCTCGCGGTACTTGTCGATGATGCCGATGATGGCGTCACCCGTGAACTGGCCGCCCTCCAGGGCCTTCTGGAAGTCCTTGGCCATCACACCAGCGGCCTGCGCGGACACCCCCAGGATGCCCTTGAGCGACTCGCCCAGCTGCTGGCCAAGTTCTTCGGACGACAACTTGTTCTTGCTGAAGATCTGGCTGACCGCGTAGAAGATCCGCTCGGTCTGTTGACCACTCAGGCTCAGGTCACGGGTGGTGAGCAGGAGGTTCTTGTAGAACCGATCCACCTCGCCGGCCGACACGCCCGCCTCCCGGGCGGCAAAGGCGATGTCGGTGTAACCCTTGCTGGCCGCAGCGAAGTTGACCCCCACCTCGTCGGCAGTCTTGCCCAGCTCCGCATACTTGACCCGGGCTTCCTCGGCATTGCCGGTGATGAGCACCAGTTGCTTGATGGTCTGCTCGCGGCTGCTGGCGGCATCAATGGAACTCTGGCCGACCTGGATGGCCGAGTAGAGGCCGACCACCGATGTGGCCATGGCCAGGAACTCGCCGCGGATGCGTTGGGCGTAGCTGAGCGTGGTCCGGCCGCCCTCCCCCCACAGTCGGAAGGCCCGAGTGGTCTCGTGCGTACCGGCAGCCACCTTGGCTTGCGCGGCGACGATCGCTTTGGCGCCGGCCTGCAGTTGGCGACCCGCCACATCCACGCGGCGGGTCGCCACGCCAAAGCGATCAAGCTCCTCCCGGGTTTCCCGGAAGCGAGTCCTCGCCTCGCCCAGTACACCGGCGGCGCGCTTGACCGTGGCCTGCTGCTGCTCGAAGGCGCGCTGCAGCTCGGCGTTGGGTGCCTCGGCCGATGCCACCTGTTGCGCCAGGTCGCGCAGCTTGGCTTGAGCTTCCCCATACGCCCGCCCGGCGGCTTGAGCCGCCTGCCGCTGCGCGTTGAGCGCGTCCAGGCCCTTGGCCGCCTGCTCCACCCGGCGCAGCGACTCGGCCAGCGGCGCGGCACTGTCACGCAGGGCGTCGAACTGGGCTTTGGTCTGGGCTTTGACCGGTACTGCATTGACGCGCTCCAGCACCGTGGCCAGCCCGCCCAATGTGGAGGCGGCTTCCTTGGCCGGTTGGATGATGGCGGCCACCGCCGTGCTGTTGAGCTTGGGCGCGGGCAACTGCAGCGCCCGCGCGAGGCCACGTGCAGCCTCCGCGGCCACGTTGGCGTTGTTGGCCAGACCGCGGAACTCGTCGCGCACCACCGCAGCCTTGCGTGCCTCCAGCGCAGCACCTGTGGCAGCCACGGCTGCCGCGTAGGCACGCTCTGCACGCTCAGCCGTGCGCAACACCTCGGGGCGCAGTGCGTCGGCCTTGAAGGCGTCCACGCGCGCAAGGTCTGCTCCAGCTTGGGCGGCGGTCTTGCGCGCGGCAGCCAGCCGGCGCTCCCCCGCCTCGATGGCCTGCTGCAGCGGCAGGTTGGCCTTGAGCTTCTCGGCCAGCAGGCGCTCTGCCTCGGCGCGCAGGGCTGCAGTGGCCGCGGCGTCACGCTGGGTGGCAATGAGGCGCTGGGCAGTGGCCGCCAATTGCTGCTGGGCAGCCACCACATTGCCGGTGTCCACACCAAACTCTCGCAGGGCGGTGCGGGTCTCCAGATACCGCTGGCCTGCCTGCTGGACCGCTGCGGCGGTGCGCTGCACGGTCTCCTGCTGGGCGCGGAAGGTCTTGAGTAGGACCTCATTCGGCGCAGCACTGGCGCGCACCTGGTCACCGAGGGCCTGCAGTTGCACCTGAGCCTGCTGGAACTGGGCGTTGGCCTGTCGCAGTGCGTCCTTCTGCGTCACCAGCGTGTCCAGGCTCTTGGCAGCGGCGCCCACGCGCTTGAGGGCCTCGTCCAGCGTGCCGGCGCTCGCCTTGACGGCCTGGAACTGCTCAGCGACCGGCAGGGCGTCGATGCGGTCCAGCGCGGCCGACACCGTGGACAAGCTGGCGGCGGCAGCCTTGGCCGGGCTGACGATGGCCTCGATCGCTTTGGCGTTGGTGGTGGGCTCCGGCAGCTTGAGTGCCCGCGCCAGCCCTCGCGCCGCCTCGGTGGCCTTGGTCGCCTCGTCGGCCGTGGCGCGGAATTTGTCCCGGGCCAACTCGGCGTTGCGGGCGGCGATGGCAGCCTCAGTAGCCCGTACTGCAGCGGCGTAGGCACGCTCTGCACGCTCTGCCGCGACCAACGCCTCGGGGCGCAGCCGGTTGTCGGCGAAGCGATCGACGCGCGTCGTGTCGGCGCCCACGGCTTGCGCGGCTTGTCGGGCGCGCGCCAACCGCTCGGCGCCGGCAGCCACCGTGTCCTGAAGATCCGCCACCGCCTTCAGGCTCTGCGCCTGCGCCTTGTCGGCCTGGGCGTTCTCTTTGGCCGTGGCGGCGATCGACCGCAAAGCGGCATCCCGCGTGCGCAGATTGGTCT